ATTTCTCCAAAGTTAACTACAGACCAAACTTGTTTCCAAGGCGACTTTTATCTTCCATAAGCAGTCGCTGAATTTTTGGTGAGTCGTAAAGGGTTTTGTTTTCCCGACGAAGCTTTTGGTAATAGGACCAATCACGATCCGTCGAAGCTTGCATATTGACACCTTCCGTGCTAATAGATCCTTGTACCATTGGATTAAAGGACTTCTTCTGTTCGCCTAGCAGGGCAAAGAAAGCGTTGGGGGACTCAGCAGCAATCTCTTGCATACGTTGCACAGTCATGCCCAACTCAGAAGCTTTCTTCTGGATAACACTAACAGCTTCAGTGCCGTAGGATTTTTCCAGTTCTGCATCTACATAAGAAAGATTCTGCTTTACAGTAGCTTCTTTCTCACGATTGGTCAGCGTCTGTTCAACAAGGCTCTTTAGGGATTCCTCACTTACTTGGGGCTGGGTATCGCCGTCAGCATTAGTGCTACCATTATTATTGTTGGGTACTACAGTATTCACGTTGGTAGGAGCCGTGGCCTTATTCTGTAGTTGTTCGAGCAACTGTTTAGAGTACTCCTGCTTCCCAAGGTCTTCACGCATTGCTGCGAGTTGTTCCTCAAGAGTTTTGATATAGCCATCAGCTTCGAGTTTGCCTTTAGCTAGTACCTCAGGATCTTTCCAGTTGTCTCCCTTTACCGCTACGAGCTTAGCTAGGTAAGACTCCTGTTGTTCAGGCGTCACAGCTTGTTGCTCTGTCGTCTGACTCTGACCCTCTGGTTGTTGGGCTTGGTCAAATACACTCATTGTTAGTCCTTGTGGTTAAGGTCGATTAAATTTAAGATGTCATCAAGTACAGCATTGTACTCATTAACAGCCACTTGCTTAAACTCCCAACCTGGGGAGTAGTCACGAACAGCTTCACGTTTTAAGTAATGCTGTTCGAGAATTTCTCTGAGACCATCAAAGGCGTTACGGTATCCCATAACCTCAGCTTTACGACGATCACGTTCTGTATCTTTAAGACCCTTTACCCAGATAGCTTGCATTAGATACCCATCTGCTGTGCTTTAGCGAGGTCTTCTTGGTTCTTCATCTCAGCTTCTTGTGCTGCTTGCTGAGTCTCTAGTTGCTCAGTAACCATAATGTTCTCTGAGAATAGACGAGCTTCACCAAGTTCTTGAGACATGATACGAGCAAACTCTTTACCTGACAGGTGAGCAGCTACTGTTGGGTCAGACAGCTTAACCTGATAAAGTTGAGTAAGGTTCTGTACACGCCTTGCACGTTCAGCAAAGTGACGAGCGCCTACTGCACTAATCTTACCGCTACCTACAATGTCAGACTTAGTAATCTCACGGAAGAAAGTATTACCAGTTCCTTGATCTACCATAGCCAAAGACTCAGTAGAGGAGAGGTTACGACGACCACACTCAAGCATAGCGTTAAGGATAGGCTCAAGGAAGGTACGCTCGAAGTGAGCAGTCTTATGTTCGAAGATACGAGAAGCTGAGTTCTGTAGGCTCTGTACTTCGAAGGCAGTCTTCTCACCAGGAGTACGGATACCCATAGCTTGCTTAGGTGCCCCAGCCATCTCCTCCATCTTGTTCTCAAGAATTTGGATCTGAAGGTCAGCTTGAAGAGCAGTACCGTCTGGTTGCAGATAACCTACGTCACCCTCTTCACCCAAGTAAATACGTGCGCCTGGTTCGAAGTCAAAGTCTTCTACGTCACCACGGATCTTCATAATCGGGTAGGCAATCTGATCGAACACATCAGCCTTAAGGTTTTCCAAGTGGTCGATGCGATACTGCATACCCACCAAGTTATCCAATGGACCCATAGCGTACAGGTTATCAGGACGAGGACGCCAGCCAGAGTGGAAGATAGGAGCATGGCCCAACCAGCTAGGGTTCTCTTCGTTGCTGACAATGTATGCACGATCAACAATAGTAATGATACGGTCAGCAAGAAGTATTTGGTTTACATTGTCGTAGATGTCCCCGTAGAATGTAAGGACTTCAACAAAGTTAGAGCCGTAGTACTGTTGGATAGAAGAGAAGCCATCAGCAGTAAAGCCCGAAGACTTATCTGCAATATCCTCATTACCACCTACAGTAGCACGAGCATACAGCATCTTATCTAGTACTGTTTGGAATACAGGGTTACCTTCTGACTTCTTCTTAATCTCACCCAGAGTCATAATACTCTTGATGATCTTAGGTGTCTTAGTGAACGAAGAAGCAGTTGGGTTAAATACAATGTCATAAGGAGATACACGAACTAAGCGTGGTCCTTCATACGACACATTGGTTGAACCATTCTCTTTAGATACAACGACAGAATCATAGGTTACAGTGGCGAAGCAGTTGCCATACTGAATCCAATCATACAAAAGATCAGAAGCTGTGTTTACAAAATCAGATTGATTGACTTTGTTTTCCATGAATGCTTGGATAGTTTCAATCTTTGTACGCTTATTACTTGCACTATCTGCTGGCTCAAACCGCATCCACTTCTGTTGAGGGAACAGAGTAGCGAAGTAGTTAGCATGGAGGTTATCCATGATCTGAGTAAGCTTAGGGGTAGTAGTAGTGTTCGACCAAGGAAGGACAGCGTTACCTGTAGTACGAGTGTCAGTAGCGTACAGGTAGTTACGTAGTTCTTTCTTCTCTTCAACCCAGTTGGTACGCAGGGCAGACCACTCACGCCAACGAGTAGCAATCTCTACAGCCATATTGTCTGGCCCTAGGATGTGCATGATGTCAATAGTTTCGCCAGCCATTAAGCAGCACCTCTGAATTTATGTGAAGACCAGACCACGTTACTTTTTCTTTGGCGGTGAAGAGTCTTACTTGGAGCAATAGCCATATCGACTACGGAAGCTAGAGCATCAATTACGTCATCGTGAGCAGGGTTACGTGTAGAGAGTTCTTCTTCTAGGATCTGAATGTTCCCACCACGGTAATGCCAGATTGACATGTTGTCGTAGCGAGGTTCAAGAATAGAAGCGATACGTTCTTGCTTGTTGCCTTGGTGTTTGTTAGGGCGGTACTCTTCAATGCTAATGGCTAAGCCATGTTGCTTGATTAGTTCTTTTAGTTGTTTAACGATAGCTACCTGAGCAACACTAACTTCTGCTCTCATCTTTCTGAACGACCACTTGTTAGACAAGACAAGGATATGCTCAAAGTATTCAGAGATCCTGTCAGTCTTAAAGCGATCAATGTCTAGGACATACACACTATTGTCAGAGTCAATTCCGATAACAACAATAGCAGTAGAGTCAGAACGTTTACCTAAACTAAATGCAAAGTCTACAGCAGCAAATACGTTTAAGCGTTTGTCTCGGTAGAACCAGTAACCATTCTCAAGCTTCAAGAACTTACGGTCGTAGTATTGAAACTTGTCACTACCTACTGGTACGTTGTCAGGGTCAGATGGATCGTTGTAGTACTGCGCTCGGAACTGGCCTTTGTCGAGATACTGTCCACGCTTCTTAGCTAGGATCTTAGCATCAAAACCAAACCACTTACCATCTTTACGTTGTTGACGAGGCCAGAGGAACTCTCCAGTACCGTCACCATTCTCTTCTACTGCTCTTTCGAAAACTTCATAGATACTCTCTTCAGCAACCTTGTTGAAGTCATCGTCGTAGATATCCTCAGCCATAGACATAAGGTCATTGTAAAGATCAGCAGGATGGTAACGAGTACCTACTACCCACTCCCTAGCTTCAGCCCCTTCAATAGAGGAGAGAAGAGAGTATTGACTTTTAACCTTACCTCGTCCCTCACCTGAGTAAGCATTCTCATAAACAACTACGTCATCAAGAACTGCAATGTCACAGTGCATACCAGTAAGAGAAGTAGTCAAACCACCTGTGAAGATAGAAGGGTCACGGACGTTCTCCTTCTTACGACGAGGATGGTCTAATGCAATCTCAGAGTTAGTCCACTTAGACCGCTTACCTTCATCTGCGTTTACATGCTCAGGCCAGTACCTACGATAGATCTCAGAGGTAAGGATACCCTTAATGAAACCTAGTTGTTTCTCAGCAAGGTTAGCAGTAGCTGAGATGTAGAGTACACGTAGAGTAGGATCTTTAGTTAGTTCCCAAACTACACGGTAAGCAACCATACGAGACTTCTGGTGGTCACGAGGAAACAAAACAAGTTGGTGTTTTTTTTATTGATGCGGCGACCACCGAGAAAGAAGATCAGCGTGGCATTGACCTAATACTTGGTCAGGAGCCACCAAACGAAC